CGCGGCGCTCACCGGGCATCTGTGTCCTCCACGATGCGGACCGGCACGACGCGGGCGCTGCCGAAATTTGGTGGCATGATGTACCGCGTGCCGCTGAAGTGCGCTCGGAAGGTTTTCATGTCCTTCTTGGCGGCGGCAACTGTTGTGTGAAGGTGCGGCATTCCTCCGCTCCACGTCCACCACGACCCGTCAGCCAGCTTCACCGCGTAGAGCTTCATGTTCCCTCCGGCGAGGGGAGGGGCATCCAGCCCTCGATCCATTCATCGGATAACCCGCCGCACCCGACAGGCGCCGCAACCATCCAGCCGATGTCGAAGCCGTCGTCGGCCAAGCCGTTGTGCTTAATGACGGCATAGCGTCCGTTCCACGTGGCAAGGTCGCTTCGTCTCGGCTCGATGCGCGGATAAATGTCGCCATAGAACTTCGCGAGGATCGCAGTGCCGTTCTTCTTGGCTTCCGAAATCGGCTTCCACTGCATCGCCTCGACGGCCTCGACGAGCGCGTCCAGCGCGGCGGCTCTTGTGTCGCCATGCGCTTGCTGGCGATAGATCGCTGCCTGACCCTTCGCCCACTGGATCGCCTTTGCCAGCATCATCGCGTCAGCCATTTGGTGTCTCCTTCAGGTTGGCTGGCTCCGGCGGCTGCTTACGCTTGACGCGGCCGAAATCGCCGCAGTCCTTGACCTTGCCGCAGACCTCACACGGGCCGTAAGACCTCGCATAGCCGCCGTACATTTCGCTGAACTTGTCTTCGCATGGCTCACAGATGAACATCACGCGCCCCTCTGCGGTTCGGAGGGCGGGGCGGGGCGGAATTTGTATACATCGGCTGGCTCTATGAGCCTCCAAGCCACCATATACGGCCACTGCAAGGCGATCCGTTGTTTGTAGTAGTAGTCGAGAAACGCGCCCTGCGTTTCGTCCCATGAGCAAAGGTCGATTTGCGGCCCGGCAACCGTGATGGCAAAAACCCTGTCTTTTGGCGGCGGTTCTGTGATCGGCCTCCACTGCCTCTCCCCCACGGCGCTGACGAGCGCGTCCAGGGCGGCGAGACTGGTTGTCACCATCTCGCTGTTGATCGCGCGGGCGATCTTCGCGTGCCTTTTGGCGATAGGAAGCGCCTCCTCCACGCTCATAGCGTCAGACATCGGAGGTTCCTTTCACAACCTCAACGCCGATCACTTGGCGTTGACAGTAGTATCCGGGGGTCCAATGACTGGCTTCCTGAAGATAGGCCTCCAGATCGGGAATGTTCAGGTCAAACGTCTTCAGTTCGCGTTTAACCGCGCCGCCGATATTAACGGCCATCCCCGCGTCATCTGTCTGAACAATTATGCGGATCATTCGGCGGTTCCTTTCAAGCTCTTTGCGGGCAAGCATCTGCTCGACAAAAGGGCGGTATGTTGCCTCCAACCCGCGCTCGACTTCGGCGTCGATCTTGAAGCTCACCACCAGTTCGCGCATCCGCTCCATCGCCTCGGGCAGTCCGGCGAGGTCGCTCATGTCACATGCTCCAGTTGCGTTTCATTGAAGATGAATAAAAGCCCTCGGTCATCCTCAACAACGTAGCGGCGCGGACCGGGAACAAATGGGCTGGTTGCTCGCTTATTGAAGATTGCGACTACCTCACCTTCAAAGGTGTAGTCCCCCTTTGTTTTGCGGACCCGGTCTCCGACATAGACGCATTCTCTCATCTCAGTGTCTCCCTGTACGCCATCAGCGTGGCGATGAGGCGGGCGTGGGTTTCGAGGGGGTGGAGCACCACATGAGGGGTCAGACCGACATGCACCGTCGCGTGCGCCCTGGCGTCTACGACAACCGCTATCGCACTGCCCGGCACCAGCGTCGTCCGCAGCCGCTCCGCTGCGTTGAGATCGCCTTCAACTGCCGCCGCGAGGTCCTTGCGCAGGTGCCACATGCTGATGGGCAGGATGGATGCGACAGACTCCGCGCGTTCGCGCTTCTCCGCCCCCGTGCTCGCCTTGAGCGCCTCGACCAGCGCGTCGATAGATGCGATTTTGTTCATGCGCTCTACCCATGCTTCTCTGAGATCAGCTTGTTGTTCGCGTTGGTCAGCGTAGTTGTTCATGTCTCGCCCTCGGTGAGCGCGGCGCGGGCAACTTCGATGCCGCCGTTGATCGTGTTGATGGCAGTCGGCTTCGGCGCTCCGGTGCGTAGGTCGATCTGCGCGTTCATCAGATAGCCGATGGCGGCGTTGAGCCCGCTCCGTAGGCGCTCGTTTTCCGCCCTCAGCCGCGCGAGTTCGGCGATGTGTCCGGGGAGGGCTTCAACTGCTGCATGCCGTAGTTTGTTCAAGGCGTAACTGCGCGCGCCCTGCAATGTCGCGTCGATGTCTTCTTCGGCGTTCTTCCAAGCCTCGTCAGCGGCCTTCGCCTCCGCGAGCAGCCTCTCAAGTTCTGTGTCGGTCGTCATGCTCGCTTCTCCACAGTTCCGTTCATCTTGCGGCGTATGCTTCGGTCGAAGCCCTTGGAGTGGACCTTGCGCTTGGGGCCGGTGCAGGTTTCGCCGGCGAGGCGCTTCGCCTTCGCGGTGCGGGCTATGTCGCCGCTCTTGCCGTGCGTCTTGGCGAGGGAGCATTCACGAAGCCAGAGCGAGCGGTTGAACATCTCGTTAGAGCCACCCAGCGCCAGCGGGATAATGTGTTCGTCCCATATGGGCGGGCGTAGTCTCCGACCGCACCCGCACCCGCACATGCCGTCCTGCATGAAGGCCAGCAGGGCGCGTTCCTTTGCGGTCAGCGGCTTGCGCTTTTCCACCACAACGCGCGGGCGGGCGGGAATGAGGCTAACTGCCGGCTTCATGCGGCATCCCTCACGCCAAGCAGATCATTGATCGCGTCCAGAACCTTCGTCTTGCTCTCCTGAAACGCCTTCGGACCCATGGCCTTCGTGCTCTGGCTCTGGGCCGTGTAGACGCGCACAACAGCCTCACGAACAATCACGACGGCGAAGCTATCCAGGGGACGCGCAAAGGCTCCGACGCGCTGGGCCTCAGCCTTGTTAGCGCACACGATAGACCGCTCGTCAGCATAGCCCGTCTTGACGAGCATCTTCTTGCGAAGGTGTTCCGCCGTCGGATATTCGGCCATCAGTTCGTCGGGCAGGCTCTGCCATGCGTCATGGATGGCGGCGAAGTAGTGGCGGTGGCTGGCCTCCGATCGCTCGTGGTGCTCAACCAGCACGTACCGTTCGCCAACGGTGAAATGCTGGTCGGCGAGGCGCGGGCGCTCCGGGCGCATCACGTCGCCTTCCCAGCGGAAGGGGATCGGGGGGATCGTCATGCTGCCTCCTGCATCCCATAGGATCGGATGCGCTCAACAAGCCGCGCCAGTTCGTCGTTGAAGCGCTCGATCTCGCCGGCCATGTTCTTGATGTAGGGCTCGTCTCGCCGCACTCGCACCGTCAGCAAGGGCAGCTTCGGCGAGTAGCTGACGAAATCCCAATAGGCCCGCTCCGTTACGTAGAGCCCGCCCTGTACCTGGGCCTTGTGTTCGGGCGGTAGGTCGTCACGGATCAGGCGCTCGATCTGGATATGAGCGAGGGCGGTCTTGATCTCCAGTCCTCCGTCGTCGCCTAGCAGGCTATCGGGGCTAGCGCCGACATTGCCGTTCCGAACGAAGCCAACCCGGATCGGTTCAACGTCATGGGCGAAGGCGTAGAGCTGGCGTGCTTCGTCTTCCTGAACGTGCCCGCGCTCCATGTAGGCATTGGTGTAGGAGTCCATCGGCTCGCCCGTAATAATCTCGCCTGCGAGCTTCCGCATGTATTCCGAGCGGATCTTTCCCTCGCCCTTCGCCATGACGGTCGCGAACTTGGAGGCGGTCGGAATGCCAAGCCTAGCCTTCTGCCACGCCTCGCTGTTCTGATCGCAGTCGAAGACCTCCATTAGCGTGGGGCCTTCGCCTGAGCCCGCTTGCGCTCGTCCAGAATGTCGCGGGCACGGTTGTAGCCCTCGGGCCGCAAGTCCTTCAGGGCGGCAACGCCGAGCATGTTGCACAGCTTCTGAAGGCTGGTGTTCGTCTCGGTCGCTGCCTGCTGCAGCCGCTCCACTTGTTCGTCGCTGATCGGCTCCTCGTCGCGCGGGTCGACCTTGCGCCCATCGTCATCATCCGATGCCGCAAGGCCAAGCGCGGCCATGAGCGTATAGCGGGAAAGATAGGTCACCGTGCTGCCGATCGCCTGGATGGCGTTCTTGTTGCCGGTCATGTCGGCAGGGCCGGCCAGCATGTTGCGTGTCTCGTGGCCGTCGCGATGCGAAAGGACGCAGGTGACGCGGATGGTCTTATCGTCCTGCTGAGTCTCAAAGCCGTAGCTTAGACCGTGCTCCGAGAGCACCGGGTCGATAACCTTTGCGTATGCCTCAAAGTCCGCATAACGCTTGTCGTTGTGCCCTTTGCGGTTCTTGACGATAGGCGTCTCGCTGATCTTCGCCTTCGCCTCGGATCGGGCGGCGATGAAGGCGGCCTTCTGGCGCGTCGCGTCGTACCGCTCCTGAAGCGTCATCAGGCGGTCGATCACGTCAACGCTGACTTGGCGGTCCAATGCCTTGTCGATCATCGTCATGGGGGTGACGACTTCGACGGGCTCAAGGCGGGGGATAACGGTGGTCTGGCTCACGATGCTGTCTCCAGGCGTTCGGCTTGATTGCGGAGTTCGTCGGCGTATCGCCAATGGCGCTCGCCTTCGGGGGTGAAGCGTGTTTCCCATGCGAGGGCTTCACGGAAGGCGGCTGCGGCGCGAGCCTGTGCGGGGTCGGTGTATTCCGGCCAGCCGCCGGTCACGGGGCTTGCTGTGGGGCGGGTCATTTGCGCTGCCCGTATTCGCGGACGTAGCGTTTGGCCTCGTCCTTCGTCATGTGTTTGCCTTCCCAGTCGTTGTAGATGGTCTCGGCATCCAGTGCATCGATCAGGTCGATGATTG